GCATTAACGATCTTTATATCAGGTATGGCAATTGGGGATCTGTGGTCTGTGATGAGGAAGGCCGGGTAATTCTCAATTCGGATTATGTTCTCGGCATGGCCCGGTTCAAAGAGAAGGTTCTGGTTTACAAGGTTAAAGGCGATGGTCTGGATCTCTGTAAGTTACTGAATGAGAATTACGGCAACTACCACTATGAAGCTCTGAATATCAAACCATGGGTGCAACATCATTGCCAAATGAGCAGAGTCAAGAATGACGAAAAGGAAGCTCTCCGTTCAACTTTGTACGAAACTCATGTCTTAAAATATCTTCAAAAAGAACACTCAGCAGTTGATTTTGGTGCCGGTAAGATGGCGTATGTAAAGTTCTTGCAAGGCAAAGGATTTCGTATTGTTGGATATGAACCGTATTTCAAAAAGACCAATTCAGAAATTCTGATTTCCAAAGTGGTTGCAGATATTGACAGTGTTTACCAAGCTTTAACAAAGTTCGGATTGTTTGATGTGGTTGTCCTTGACAGCGTGATAAACTCTGTAACTTCAATGGACTATGAGCGTTTCGTAATGACTACTTGCAATGCTTTACTGCATCCTGAAGGGACTTTCTTTATGGCCACCAGGTGTAAAGAGTCAGCAGACTGCCGATATGATTTGACAAAGAGCACCTCGAAAGGGCGCATCATTGAATTCCTTGATGAAAACAATTTCTCAGCGACATTCCGCCAAAAAGTGTGGACTATGCAAAAGTTCCACAGTAAGGAATCCTTCCTTATATTAGTTGGAACCTATTTCGACACCATGGAATATTCGGGAAGTAGTAGTCAACATTACGCCGTTGCCAAGGGCCCGAAGCAGTTTTCAGAAGAAGCTTATAGAGAAGCTTTGGAAGTTGAATTTAACATGGATTATCCAAACGGATTCAAACATAACAAACATAAAAACTTAGTTGAATTATTGATGAAATTAGTGAGTGAACGCAATGTACCCAAGAATCCTTGAACTCGATGTTACCGGAAACTTTAGATACCTATGGCTGAAATATGTCCGAGGAGTTAATCTCAATGTTCATTGTGGAAGGTGCCTCACTGGAGACTATAGCGAAATTGTGGCCGCTGATCTACCTTTCTACGATCCATTTGATCTTTATGAATTTCCAGCAAAATATTACTACCTCTGCGGAGTGGCAACTCCACCGAAGTGGGCAAACAATTTTCACCTTGCATTCAAGTATGTCCCGGGTAAAACTCTGAAGCTCGAGCGCAATGGAGTATCAATTTTAATCCAAGATGCTGAAGAGATTCCGATACAATGGATATCTCCATCAAGCAATTTAGATATTCCACAGTGGCAAAAACAACTGGCTAAAGAGCGGGGGCCATCATATTTCACTTGCCGTAATTGGCAATTTGCATGTATGATAGCAGAAGAGGATAGAAATGCCAAACACTGAAAAAATTGTATGGTCCCGAGTTGACGGGGTTATCAATCTGATCTTAGAAAATCCGCGCTATCTTGAAGGAAAGAGACAGGGCGAGCTCGTAGAGATGGTCGAGAAGCAATTCAAAGTTTCGAAGAGAACAGCACAGAGATACACTAAAGCTGCAAAAGAAGATCTAAAGCGCATGACCTCAAACGAGACTCAAAACGCACTTCAAAGAGCTTTGATGGATCGTGAGTTGTTAATCTTGAAGGCAAAAGGTCTGTGGAATGAGGAAGAGAAAAAATACACGGTTGCACCCGATCATTGGTTGCATCTCGAAGCTGTAAAAGATAGAGACAAGCTCCTCGGGCTCTATATCGACAAGCAGAAATCCGAAACGATCACAAAGAACATCGATATGAGCCGATTCACAGAGTTTGGTTTAGAACAACTGGCGAAAGGTGTTGATATTCAGGTTGTTATGGTGGACCCTCGGGCATATCGAGTAATGAATGAATGAGCAAACTATCACTAATGGCAATTGCCGAGCTCGAACTTCGGAAACGGCGTGAAGAGAGAAGAGCCGAGGAGCATAAGCGGATTGAGGTTTACAAACGGGATCCGTTAGCCTATTTTGAGGAGAGGCTGGGGATCAGGCGAGAGACGATAGATTGGAGTTTGATTCCTGAGTATGAGGGGCACATGTGGGATGGAACTCCAAACCCGTTTTTGGCAGTAGCGAATGCATTGGTAAATAACCGATGGGTAGGTGTTGAATCTGCGACAGGAACGGGAAAGACACATTTCGGGGCTTTGATAGTTTTTTGGTTTTTAGAATGCTTTGAGAACAGCATTGTAGTAACAACAGCACCGAAGCAAGATCAATTAATGCTTCATATTTGGAAAGAGATCTCGAAGCTATATCCCAAGTTTGGGAAGGGAGAATATACTTCCCTGAAGCTGAGGATGAATCCAAGGCAGGATGATTGGTTGGCGGTTGGATTTGTTGCCGGGGTTAAGGCGAATGAGGAGAGTAATACCAAGGCGCAGGGGTTCCATGCTGAGCATATGTTGATCATTCTTGAGGAAACGCCGGGGGTTCCGTTGCCTATAATAAACGCATTCGAAAATACGAGCGTGGCACCGCATAACCTCATTCTTGCATTTGGTAATCCAGATCATCAGTTGGATTCACTTCACAGGTTTTGTGCGCTACCAAAAGTGGAACATATCCGGATAAGCGCATACGACCATCCAAACATTGTTCTTGGGAATCCACTCTACATCCCTGGTGCGACAAGTCAAGAAGGTGTAAACAGGATTATCGACAAGTTTGGTGAAGGTTCACCTATGGCGTTGTCGAGGACAAGGGGGATTTCACCGGCCCAGGCTTCGGATGCTCTGATCAGAATTGAGTGGTGTCTGCAGGCAGTGGAGAGGTTTGGGAAAATTTTTGAGATGTGGGAAAAAGATAGTTCAACAGATCCGCGGATTCCACAGGACGAAGGGGGGGCAGGCTTGGGAAATTGGGCAATGGGTGTGGATGTTGCGAATTCAGAATCAGGTGACAAGGCTTCAATTGCCTTGGGAATTGAGAATGTTTGCCTTAATGTTGAAGATTTTCAATGTCCGGACGCGAATCAGCTTGGGCATCAGGTTTATCGTTTGATGAAGGAAAAAGGGATTTCGGAAAAGCGTGTGGGAGTGGATGGTGTGGGAGTTGGAGCCGGCACGGTAAATACTTTAAGAGAGTATGGTTTGCGGTACAAAGGGATCAATATTCAGTCAGGTAATGCACCTGTTAAGCTAAAGGACAAAGCAGAACAGTTTAACAATTTGAGATCACAGATGTGGTGGCAGTGTCGCGAAGATCTTCGCAGTGGAGAAATAGCAATGCCAAATGACACTGAGTTGATCGCTGATCTCTCGGCTCCAAAGTTCGAGACGAACAACAAGGTGATTGTAGTGGAATCGAAAGAAACGATTAAAAAGAGATTGGGAAGGAGCCCGAACAAAGGAGATAGTTTTGTTTACTGGAATTGGGTTAGAGCAAAACGGGGATTCGGAGAGGCAAAAGCAGTTTTAGGTATCAAGTATTAAGATTAAATTAGGAAAATAGCATGAACAGTAGAGATGTTTCAAAGATGATTGAGAGTTATGGTAATGAAATTAACCATCAGATTATTTCAGATTTAATTGCGGAACATAAACCAATTCGAGAACGGATGATCAATGATTACCGCGAATACGCGGGAGATGTTCCCATACACAAAAGGGAGTTTAAGGATAAGAAGAAACTCAATAACAAACTCGCAAATGATTATCGCGGGGAGATCATAGATGGAATTACCGGCTACATGTTTGGTAAACCCATTACATGGAAAATTGATGATGATGAATATACGCAAGGTGACAAAGATCGAATTGAACGAGCAATCAAATCATTCAGGAAGAGGAACAATATTGAGGATCTGGACTCGATAACTGGTGAGTTCGCTTCGATTTGTGGTTATGCTGCCCGATTGTGCTATGTTGCCACCGATTCACATGAGAGGGTGATGAACCTAAATCCTTGGGAAGTGATCTTTGTTGAGGATGCCACTATTCAAGAAGTTGTTTATGCCATGGTTTACTACAGCATCACCGAAAAAGTCGGAAATACAACCCGGGAGAAAACAGTTGTTGAATGGTACGACAAGTCAAATGTTAGCTATTATGTGACGGACAACAATGGGATATTTGTACCTGACACTTCCGGATTGTTTGGGAAATCGGGGCCACATCTGTTTGATTTCGTGCCGGTTATCAGGTTTAATAACAACAATCTTCAGACTTCTGACTTCGAAAAGGTGAGAGCTCTCATTGATGCATACGACCGATTGACCAGCGATGTTCAAAATGAGATTGAGGAGTTTCGGTTGGCATACCTGTTGATATTTGGTGCTGAGATTTCACCTGAAACTCTTGAACTATTACGGCAAACAGGAGCGTTGGGTTTGGCTGAAGGTGAAGATGCCAGATATTTGACCAAGCAAGTGGATGCGACTTTCATTGAGAATCATAAAAAGACTCTTAATGACAACATCTATAAATTTTCGAAAAGTGTCGATATGACAGATGAACAGTTCTCCGGGCAATCGCAAAGTGGAGAGAGTCGGAAGTGGAAATTGTTGGGTTTAGAATTCAGGGCCATAACCAAGGAACGAAAGTTTAAGGCGGGACTTGATAATATGATGAAAGTGATCTGCTCCGCATGGCAAAAGAAACAGGTTCCTTTGGAGTATGAGAATATCGAGTTTGTGTTTACGAGAAGTTTGCCGGTAGATATGCTCTACCTTGGTGATGTCGTGCAGAAGCTGAAAGGGATTATCTCTGATGAAACTCTCCTCGGGATCTTGCCATTTATTACGGATGTTGTGCGAGAGCTGGAGCTGATCGAACAGGAGAGGTACTCATATGGAAAGGGAATGTTTAGTCAAGCAGCTGATAATGAGCCCGGGCAAGAGGCCGCTTAATGAGTCCTAATGAGCAAATATTAAAGCTTCTGCAGGTTTCTGATCTCGAGGCTGGAAAGGTAATTCTTGGACATGAAAAAGATCTAATCAAAGCTTACGGTTCCGCTTTGAAGGACATTAAGCAGATGATTGCCGATATGTTTGAAAAGTATGGTGATCAGGTGACTTACAAGGATATGGTTGCGTATCAGAGGCTTACCAACCTCGAGCTGAGCATTGCCAAGCAGATCAAGACTCTTACGGCCAAGGGTAAAAGGACTGTGGAAAAAGCCTTTAGAGACATTGCAAGTGAAAGCTTTACTGCAACTGGTACCGCTATTCAGAAGAGCTTAGAAGTGACGGTAGGCTTTGGAGTGATGAATGAGGAAGTGATTAAGACTGCGATTCTTAATCCTATGCAAAGGATCACCTGGTCTGACGCACTTCAGGAAAATTCCGCAAAATATCTTTCACAGATCAAGACGGAACTTTCCCAGGGTCTGATTAAGGGAGAAGGATATGCCAAGATAGCCAAGCGGTTAGAGAAATCAACTGAAATGTCGGCTAACAAGACAATCAGAATTGTCAGGACGGAAGGACATCGAGCGCAGAGTGTTGGCAGAAAATTGGCGGTGGATAAGGTAGAGGGTGCCTCTGATCGGTTGGGTATCAAGATTAAAAGGGTGTGGGTTGCAACGAGTGACGATCGTACCCGGGATAGCCATAAAGCTATGGACGGGAAAGAAGCTGATGATGATGGCTTGTTTACTTTGCCAAGCGGTGTAAGGACAGATGGTCCGGGGATGTCAGGGGTGGCCGAAGAGGATATTAATTGCCGGTGTACGGTTAGGGTTGAGGTGGAAATTTAACGGTAACTCCCAGAGCCCGACGGATTTTTATCGTCAGGATCTGCCATGAAGATATAACACGATTTTGTCAAACATTGCCAACCTTTTTCAGATACTCTCATAGGTTTAGATGGGTCTTTACAATTCGGACAGTAGTAGTTTTGACCGTCCCACCAAACGCCTTTTTTATTATCAAAAGTCCATCCCTTAAATGGGGTAACATATTTTCTTCTTAACGAGAGATAAGCGGTGAGAACACTCGCAAAAGCGATTGACAGGACGGTTACAATTACCAAATACAGCTGCCAACTTAAACCGGCAAAAAACTTTGGAAAAACTAATGAGGAAAGCAGGGGTAACAACAGCAATAGAAATATAGCATTTGTCAGTCGGTTAACTCCAACCTTGATAAATTCAGATTTTACAACTTCGAACCATTTCATGTTGAACCAAAATTTTAGTTTGCAAAAACCTAATCACCTTCTTTTCTGATGAACTCCCTGCTGGTGAAAACTAGCTCAGCATAACACCTATTTAGATCTTTGTAATACCAAATTTTCAGATCTATAACATCTCCTTGGCTGAGACTATATCTATTCTCGTATATGGATTCATTTTTAAGATAGGAAATAATTTCAGGCTTAGAATATCTTTTCCAAAATCGACCTGAATCCGTCACAATGAAAGGTTGGGGGTCTTTCATATACAGCCATAATAACCCTTTGTTGTGTCGGTCGGCTATATAAAAAGTGCTATCCAGATTCCCATGATATCCAAATAGAAATCTCTTTCGTTGTAGGCGATTGTCTATGAACCAATAATAGCAACTTTCCAAGTTATCCTCTCTGTCAGTAAATACGAAACGGTACACTACTTGACTATCTTCAACAGAAGTATTCCACAAATTTTTGACTGTATCGAGTTTGTCGGTTTCCCAAGTCTGGCTCGGTGAGATGTAAAACTTCGGGTAATTCTGATACTGAGCAAGAAGTAACCCGGAGAGAAGTGCTAAGAATAATGCGGTTCTCATTGATAAAATACCTTACAAAAAATATTAATGATGATATTTGAAACTATGAAAATATTTAGAAATGGCAAAGAAGAAACCCCAAAATCCGGGGTTTTTCTTTTTTAGAGAGGTGGAAGTGGGATTAGTCTTCGAGGTTTGGGTTTATTCTTTCCATATCGAGTTTAGAATACAGATCGCCAAATGCTGATTCGATCTTCTTCAGACCTTCCTTGGCGATGGGAGTCTTTGCTCTCGCATGGGCTCTCGCAATTTTGTCCCAAAGTTTTTCAACTTCTGCAAGGTCGTGTTTTACATCCTGTCTTTTCATTTGAGGCTCCTTTTGATTGTTTGATATTCAAGTTCACATACATAGACTTTTGATTGGAGTCTTTCAATTCGCTCTATCAAAGCTTCGTGATTTTCAGGGCTTTTGGTGTCGAGCTCATCTTCCAATCTGGAAATCAGTTGTTTTTGGTTTCGGATTATCCCTTGCAAGGTTGCGAGTCTTGCATGGGAATCTGTGTGGTTAAAGTCAATTGTCAGGGTGTTCATGTTATGCCTCTATTGGTTTTAGTTTAAGGGTATTTTTTTTGTGAATTTTAAGCATCTCGTTGTAAGCTTGAATGAGGAGATCGATTCTAATCTCATGTTCTACTATTTCTCTTTGGTACTCCTCATAGTCATCTTGATTCCCATTTTCTCTCTCTTCTTTCAGGAGGGGTTCGAGTTGGCTTATCTTGACTTTCAAGGAATCTATTTCGCCGAGGACTGAAGACATCTTGAATAGGAATGATGCTTCATTGCGGATTGTCTGATTAAGGGTCATTGTGGCTCTCCTTTTGGTTAGTGATTATTTGTTAGGGTGTATGCTCCGATTCCATTGTTGGTGTCGAAGGCTAAGGACTTATCGAGTCCGGAATATTTGTGGTTTAAGAAGTAGGGAATGAAGAAGTGACCACTCATTTCACCTGCTGTGAATTCGTACTCTTGCATGATCTGAATTACTTCCTCTGCAGTTTGACATCTCTCGATGTCGCCTGCTATGTATTTTGCCTCGATCAGGAAGGCTTCCGGGGTGTTTTCTTCGACTTTGAAGATTACGAATTCTGTATTTTGACATATAATCTGTGGTTTCATTTCGTTATTTCCTCTATTAAGCATTCTCTTTTAATTGAAGTGTGGCTTTGGATATTATGGAATTCCACTCGTCTATGGCTTCCTGTCTTTTTGTTATGTACCCATCTGTTACTCTTCTAAGGTTATCTGCCATAATCCGGTCAAACTCATCTCCACATTTTTCGAACCTTCGTCTTGTTTCGACTTCGCGTGTCATGTACAATTTAACATTTCGATCATGCTCACTTATCCAGCTTGCGAGTACAGAAAGTCTGTTTGATATTTCGTAAGTTTTTCTACCTATTGTTGACTCGTTCATCTTTATTTCTCCTTTCTCCAGGTTAGGTACGACTGTGTTAGAAGGTAGTTCCAATGTTTTACTAAATCTTTAAGTTTTGTCTTGGCTTCTTTGAGTTCCAATTCGTATTTATCCTTAAGCACTTTCAAATCTTCAATCCTTTTTCGACCTTCTTCTGTTTGCTTGTCGAAGGTTTTCAGAGCTTCATTGATCTCCTCAATCGAATCTTCTCTCATTATCACTCTGCTTTCATGGTGGCTTATTTCACTGATCAAATCGCTTGCCCGATTAACGATTCCTGTTGCTCTTTCAGCGATTATGTTTGGTCTTCTGCTCATGGTTATTCTCCGTTTGATTTGTGGTTAGCTTAATGTTCTGAATGTTTCATTCCACTCTTTTTTAGCTTCTTCAAGCTTTGCAAGGGTTTCAATTCTTTCGTTTTTGTATTCTTCAATCATATCTTTGTAGGACTCGATACCGGTCATGTGGTATCCTTTTTCTGCGGCTTCAATCCAACTTGTCACTGATGGAATCAGCGATTCAGCACTTCTTATTCTGGTTGCGATCTTATCAAGGGCGTTTACTATTTGGATTGCTTGGTTTGCAATTGGTGTCTCTGTCATTTTCTTTTCTCCGTGTTGTAATTAATTTCTTATGATTAATATAGGATTGGAGTAATACGGGTCAAGTTTTTTGCGAAATATTTTAGAGAAAAATTTATCTCTAAACCATTGTTATATAATAAGTTATTCAGAAAGTATTTGAATAATTCTCGAGTAACCTAAAAAGTTTAGGTTGATTCCGGCTATTGCCTGCCATAACATTCCCCTAAAGATTTTTGAAAATGTTGAACTGATGAGGAGATGAGACTCGCAGGGCACACAAAAAGGAGTAAATAATGGATTTAGAGAAATTGATAGCGTTCTTAAAGGAAAAAGAAGCGTCCGAAGATGTTGTGAAATTTGTCGAGGGACTTAAACCGGTTACGAGTGAAACGGTGAAGGACTATGTAGAGAATACAGACGAAGGGAAAAAACTTCTCCAGAGTTTGACGGATGCCAAGGTTACGAAAGGCATTGAGACTTTCAAAACCAATAATCTGCCAAAAATTCTTGATGATGAGATTGCAAAAAGATACCCCCCAGAATCAGAGGAAGGTAAAAAAGTTCGTGAGCTCGAAAAGAGACACAATGATCTACTTTCTGAGTTGAAGAGGAAAGACCTTCTGACATTAGCTTTGAAGAAGGCAACAGAGAAGAGACTTCCGCTAACGATTGTGGAAAAACTTCTGGCTGAAGATGAAGAAGGGACGGAAAAAAATCTAAATCTGTTTGAGGAAGAATTCAAAAAGGCGATCGAAACACAAGTGAACGAAAAATTCAAACAAGGCGGAAGGGACATTCCAGGACATCCAAACCCTGTAATCCCGGGAAGCAATGAAACATCGCAACTTACGAAAGATCTGCTAAACCAAGTTTAACACAATTCAAAATATAGAGGTTTGTTATGCCTATAATCAGCGGCGTAAATAATTCAGCAAATGCGGTAGCCCTAAACCTGTTGCCAGATATCGAAAAGGTTTTGGTTAAAACCAAGCCTTACCAAACTCCACTGTTGAACCTTCTTTGGTTCTCAGGTCGCCCGGCTAAAGAAGTTACTTCACAGCTGGGAAAATTTGAGTGGTTCGAAAGAGGCTTCATGCCACATCAGACCACAAACAAAGTGGCAATCACAGCGTCCGGAACTCCAGCTTCACTCACATTGACAACCAGCAACTGCAATGATCTGACGATCTTTAATGTTGATGACATTGTCCTTATCGAGGAAACTGATCAGATGGCATATGTAAGTTCCCGCACTACTTCACAAGTGGTTCTCGCTCATATCGATGGTTCGACCAATCTCACCAGCATCCAGAATGAGGGAGTATATCTCAAGATCATTGGAAGCCGAGTAAATGAGTACGGTGGTGTCCGAGGCGGTATGAGAAATGCAGAAGTTGCAATGGAGAATTACCTTAACATCTTTTCGGATTCAGTCGCATCTACTGGGCGTTTTCAGGCAGGTAAAAACTGGACTGATGGAGTGGATCATGCTTCACTTGTCGCCCAGAGGATCGAAGAGCTGAAACTACAAATCGAGAGATATTTCCTGTTTGCACCCGTGAAGGGATATGCGACATCGGGCAATTACCGTGTTACCTGGGGGCATGGATTCCTCGGTAGAATTCAATCGAATGTGAACTCATATTCTCCAACTCTGGACGAGGATCTTTTTGATGACCATCTGAAAGAAGTTTTCGCCAAAGGTGGTAGCAGAAAACTTCATATGTGCGGTTCGAACCAGCTTGTTGAGATTAACAAGTTCGTCAAAACCCGTTATGAGCTCAATCCCAATCCTGTGACAAACATCTACGGAGTAAATTTGAAAGAATATGTCACGCCTTTTGGTATTGTGGACATTCTTTGGAATCCAATGTTGGATGGAAAATTCGCGAACTACGGTTTCACAATCGATGTCGAAAAGATCAGACTTCGTTACATGGCTAACGACGATAAAGGTTCAAGAGCATTCAGAATCGAGGAAGATGTTGAGACTCCCGGAGTTGACGGAAAATCTGACAAGCTCCTTTCGGATGTTGGAATCGAGATACAAGAGGAAGCCTGTCACGGAATCCTCAAAATGGAAGGTTAGAATAAATTTCTCCCAAATCCCATTAACCTGCCCCTTCTTTTTTGGAGGGGTTAGGTTAAGGGTAAAACCACTTAAAACAGGAATAAATATGGCAACATTCATTTCAAAGTTTCTCACCTATGGTATATCACTTCCAAGTAAGAAAAAAGCAAGGTTTAGGAACAATGTTTTCTCGACACAGGATCCCGAATTAGTAGAAGAACTAAGAAGCTCAAAGGCGTTTGGGAAGGATTTTGAGGAAGTGACTTATCCCGCTGACGAGAGTCAAGCAAAAGGAAAAAAGAAGTAAAAAATGGCGATTATTACGCTTGCAGAAGTTAAGACGCTGCTCTCGATTTCGGACGACACAAAAGATGATCAGATCGAGATGATGATTCCAATTGTTGAAGATTTTGTCACGAAATATTGCAACGATGATTTTACCGATGAGGATGGCGTCACTTCTTTTCCTGCAGGGTTAAAACTCCCCACTGCCCAACTGATCAAGTTCCAAATGGATTACAAAGGTGTTAGCGGTGAGAGCGTAGGCGACTATTCAGTTTCGTTTTTTGGGAATATCCCGGATGGAATTAAGAGTATGCTTAGACCTTACAAAAAGTTAAGGTTCGTATGAGTATTAAAGACTATTACAAGCAAAGCTGTGAGCTTCATTCGGTTACAAGAACTGTCGATTCAGGTGGTGCTTTTTCAGAAAGTTATAACAAAGTAGCCGACTTTATGGGGCGCATTAGGCTTTTGCAAGGGCGTGAACGAGTGATAAATGAGAAGCAAGGTTATGAGTCAACACACAGAATTTATTGCTCTAAATTGCTCTCAATCAGTTTGACAGACCGGATTAAAAATGGTTCTTATTGGTTTGATGTGGTGAATGTGAATTATCTCAATGATGAAGCAGATCATATCGAAATTGATGTAAAGCTGGTGACTGAATTATGAAGCTTATAGAACTACCTGTAATCTGGAGTAACAGCCCGGAAGAGTTTGATCCGGCTGACATCGAGCCCGATTTGTTCTTTGTTAATCCCGAACTTGTGTTTTGCGTACATAAGTCAAAAGAGATTGAGGGTTGCAGTACTTTGAGAGATGCTTCAGGCACAGGATATATAATTCCACTTTCAAGAGAGGAAATAATCGAAAGGTTATCAAAATGAGTTTTGTATTGTTTTTCATAGCCGGGTTACTAAACGGTGGAATGGATATGATAAAGTTCAATTGGAACAGGTTCATATTCCAGACAGAGTGGTGGTTGGAAAGAGGTGAATGGGCACCGGGACTTAGAACATGGTTATTAAAGC